CTCTGTCACTATAACCAAAGGTGTGCTATCTAGTTGGCGCTGGACGAGTTTGTTAGATACCATCATAAACGCTGCAGAGGTCTATGCATTTGCTATCTTCATGCGAGAAAATAACATCCCAAAACCAATTGATAGCTTCCTTTCCTTTGGTGATGATGTGCAAACCGAATTTAATGATTTTGGTCGCGCTATCACACTGAATACCATATATACTCGATCAAATTTTATTGTCAATCCAAAAAAGACATTTCTATCACCATTACAGAATGGGGCTCCCACGGTTGATGAGTTCCTACGCTTAGTATGTACAAAGTCTGAGGTGCTCGGCTACCCAGCTAGAGCTGTAGGTCCCGTCATATTCCGTAATCCTGTTAATCCTAATCCAGTGCCAGGTCAGGCAAGGATACGGGAGATGCTTGATAATTGGTCTTTAATACAATCGCGCCTAGGCAAGTTTTGCGTACACGATTTTGACCAAATAATGACCAGCGATATAGCTAAGGCAAATAAATTGAGCTACCAAACAACGTGGGATATTATTCACACCCCGGCGTATCTGGGTGGATGTGGAAGACAACCGTACACTGAAAATCCCACTACTATTGACAATATTAAACCAATAGTCCACTGGAAGTATTACACAGTTCCAGATTTAGCGAAGCAACACACACCGTTCGAACCCGAAGTAGTTGCTTCACATTGGTTGAGTAATTTATCACCAACAAGGAAAGTTAAAGTTGACTATCAGCCGTTTCAAGTTACTAAAATCGGTACTGACAAGTTAGTCGTACCATATCATTTTGTTTCTGTTTCAAGCACTGCTCATCAAGTAGTAAATGTTAAGTACAACCAAGCTGTACCTCCAACTCAATTGGAGTTGTATAAGCAGGCTGCCATGCAGTGTAAAAAGCTAAGTGAACTACGACCTTTAGTAGTCCAGTATGTCGATCCTGGATATATTGGCCGCTTTGACGCTTTTTCCCAGCGTATGTCTTTCCATGTGTTGAGGGACTGGGTTAATAGTAAGTTAACTCAAGCCGTACCATCAATAGCATTTTGGGGGCCTCTTCCGGTAAGCGTTGTCTATGAATCGATTTATGAATCTGTTCTGGCATCGCGTTTGCT